GCGCCATTGTTAGCAGCACCAGCAAAACCTTGACCAGATGTTCCAGTTCCTCCAGCACCCCCGTTAAATGCTCCACCGCCGCCTGAACCACCAGAAAGTCCAGCAGTAGTTCCGTTTCTTGCTCCACCACCACCACCGCCTGTTGCAGTAATTGAACTAAATACTGAATTACTGCCTGAGTTTCCTCTTGTAGTGCTAGTAACATTAGCGCCACCAGCACCAACAGTAACTGTATTAGAAGAACCAGAAGTAACGGCTAATGTGCTAGTTAAATAGCCACCAGCGCCACCACCACCACCAACATAACCTCCACCAGAACCACCGCCAGCTACTACTAAATATGAAACACTTGAAGGTCCTTGTCCTGACAACGATCCGCTTGATGTAAATGTATGGATAGTGTTGCCACCAGAAGTAGTAACAGTACCGCCAGTAAATGCTTGTGCACCAGCGTAGGAGATGATTACTACACCGCTACCGCCAGCAGCACCAGCATTTGTTGCGCCTGAACCACCACCACCACCGCCTAAATTAGCAGTTCCTGCGCTGCCAGTTCCGCTTCCTGTTGTTCCAGCACCACCGCCACCAGCTCCGCCTGCTCCAGCAGTAGTAAATCCTCTACCACCGCCACCGCCTGCATAAGTTACAGATGCGCCAGATATGGATGATGCAGCACCACCGCCACCAGCGCCTCCTATATTTGCTGCGCCATTGCTTCCTACTGCGCCAGCGCCACCACCGCCAGCAGCTCCTGAATTATTGCCAGTTCCACCATTATTACCTTGGCTTGGGCTTGTGCTTGGTGTATTTCCAGCACCCCCTGTTGATGTTGGGTCCCATCCTCCACCGCCACCACCTGAACCACCAGCAGAACCTAAGCCACCATTATCGCTATCACCACCGCCTCCACCACCAGCCGAAGTAATTGCATTAAATACTGAACTAGAACCGTTTGTTCCATTTGTTGTATCAGCTTGACCGCCAGCACCACCACCACCTACGGTAATTGTATAAATTGAATTGGTGTCAATAGTTAAAGAACTAGCTTGATAACCACCAGCACCTGCTCCACCATTACTAGCGCCACCACCGCCAGCTACGATTAAATAGCTTGCTGTCAATGATGACAATGGGCTTAATGTGCCAGACGAAGTAAAAGTATGAATAAAGTTACCGCCTGATTGGGTAACAGTTCCACCACCAAATAATTGAGTTGCAGATGTGTAGGAGATAATTACTACGCCTGAGCCACCACCGCCACCAGGATTAGTTGATGCTCCACCTCCTCCACCACCAGTATTAGCTGTTCCTGATAATCCAAGAGTTGCACCAGAACCACCTGCACCGCCACCGCCTAAACCACCAGCACTAACAGCACCACTTGAACGAGCGCCGCCGCCTCCACCAGCATAATATGTACTTGTTCCTGTAATTGATGATGTTAAACCTATACCGCCTTGACCGCCTGATGTACCAACAGTTCCAGCAGCTCCTGCTCCACCGCCACCGCCACCAGGAAAGGGAGAACCTCCTCCTCCACCTGCACCACCATCGTTACCTTGACCTACTGTTCCAGAACCTCCAGCAAAGTTTGTAGAGTCATTGAATCCACCACCACCTGAGCCACCATTTGCTCCAACACCAGCAAGTGCAGAACCACCACCACCTCCAACTGAAGCTGTTAATACTCCAAATTGTGAATTATTTCCATTTGTTGCGTTAATTGATAATGCACCACCCGTACCACCAGCGCCAACGGTTACTGTATGAGAAAGTGTTAAATTAAGAGATGTTGTACCTGTTAATAGACCACCTGCGCCACCACCTCCAGCATTACCTGCTTGACCACCACCACCGCCACCAGCGACAACAAGGTAATTAGCAGAAACGATATTAAGCCCTGTCCAGCCAAAAGCTGCTAGGGCTGCTGCACCAATTTTAGATAATCGTGGCATTAACTAAATCCTACTTAAACTGTGTTTGAGAAGCTAGGGCAACATAGGCATTAGCGCCTGTTTTAATAATGACATAAGTGTACGAATCAAGACCAGAAGCATTACCGCTAGTAGGCGCTGTGCCACCTTGCCATTTAGGAGTTACAGAGTTGCCATCTACTTGAACAACAGAATTGTAATAAGCAGTAGCGCCTTGAGTAGTTACTAAAGTGCATGAAACAGCAGTATTGGCTGCAAAAGCGTTGTTAAAAGTGACGCTAGATGTTCCTCTAAAATTAACGGTAAAGTTACCAGCAGCGTTGCTAGTAAAGTATTGAACAGCGTTATTCAAAACATCAAAATTGATGGTAGCATTAGCAGCCGTAGCCGTTACATTAGATGGTTCAGTAATGGTTGTAATAGTGACATTAGCAAGCGTTAAATTACCAAGTGATGTTGCTGTGTTACCAATATTGACAGCCGTATTGCCTAGTGTGACATTACCCGTATTGTTTGTGCTACCAATAATGGTCACATTGGCAAGGGTTAGATTACCTAAAGTGGTAACGGTGTTTCCTAGTCCAATGGTTGTGTTACCGATTGTTAAACCAGTATTAAAGTCTGCATCAAGCTGCGATAAAGGGATCGAAGTCGTAGCAGTTGCAAATGTAAAGGGTACGCCAGGCATTTAGAACCTCACTCTCAATTCATGTTCAAATTCAAAACCGTTATAGTTGTACGCAGGACTACTAGATGTTACTGTAATTCCTAGGTATTTTCCATACTGTGCTGCATCAGTTTTGTACAAGTTATATCCGCTACCAATCCACCCGATTACTGCTAGGGAATTGTTAGTCCAAGTTACTGTTTGCAAATTGTTATTAGTCCAGGAAAGTAGGCTTTGCAGCGTATAAGCTGGACTAGAACCAATTTCACTATCTACTGTGGCACTCAAAATGACAGCGCTATTTGAGCTTGTTGCTTCAATACCAATCTTTAAAGCCTGTTTAGTGCGTATTGGATCACCCATTGGCATCAGCGCAGTCTGCACCCGACTGGTCACAGCGCTAGTTGCATTGTCATAGAGTTTAAATAATTGATTGGAAGCTGTGCCGTAAAGCGATATTTTTCCACTTACAGGCACAGAAGTGATGTAATCTAGGCTATCGCCTTGACTGGTAATGAACCACTTTTTTTCAAAAAATATTGCTTGGACATAACGATAGCTTTCGGTAAAGATGGCATCGTAATATTTAAAGTTAAAAGCAGCGCACAAAATGTTGTTTATTAAGACTTGACCGCCATAAACAGGGCTTGCAAAGTCAATATTAGGAAACAAACCATCTAAAGAATCTGATAATTTAGAGGTGGTTGAACCGACTAGAGCATATACCCCGTAGTCGTTCATAAACAACACCGACCTAAAATACGGAAAAATAGCGTTAGCTCTCTTAGAACCAACGGATGCGCTCACATTGGTATTAGTAAAAAGGGTTGTTCCATCAGTAGTAACCCTAACATCTGAAAATACATTAATAGAATCATCGCCAAAAATATACAAAAAGTTATTAGCAGAAAGAATGTATTGGATATTTCCATGCAGCGTACTGTCCGTAAGGGTGACTGCACCCGCAGAAACACTTGTAAAGTCGGTATAAGAACCCGCAGCGCTGTAATAAATAGTTCGACCTTGAGCTATCCACACCCTGCCCGAAAAAGTCGCTATACCCACATTTTGTTCTGTTTGAACCGTACCCTGTAAAGCAGCATTGGTTGTTGCACCGCCACCAGAGATAGTGACAATTAGGTTGGCTGTATTGGTATAACCCGTACCCGTATTGGTCATAATGACCGAGGTGACTACATTGCCTGTCACAATAGCCTGAGCAGCAGCATTAGTTCCGCCACCACCTGAAAAAGTAATAGTGGTATTGCTTGCGTTGGTATAACCTGCACCCCCGTCAATCACCGCTACCGATACTGTGCCTGTGGCAAAAGTAACCAAACTGGCTACCGCAGTAGCATTTGTGCCACCTCCACCCACAAAAGTAACGGTTGTATTAGCAGCATTTTGATAACCAGAACCCGCATTTGAAACACTTACGCTTGCAACCGTATTAGCGCCACCAGAAGTTAAGGTAGAAACCGCATTGGCATTTGTACCGCCCACTTGAGAAGGCGCTGAAATAGTGACTGTGGGCGCTGAAGTATAGCCAGAACCCCGATTGACAATACCGATTGATCCGACTGAGCCGATAGTGACAACATTATTGCCATCCCAATTAAAGTAACCTTTATCTGGATCAATGATTAAAGCTCTGTCGTTATACCATTGCGTGGTTTGCAATCCTGAATTAGAGAATGTGCCAGCTACCGCTACATTACCTTTTGTATTGCCTATAACATCGTAATACTGGGCTGATCCATCTGATAAAAAAGCTAAAACATAATCTTTAACCCCAATATTGACTGAACTAAGGTAAACAACAGTATTGCTAAAGGTTACGGCTACATTGGCAATATTGACATTGGAATAAGTTGGAGTGATTTTAAGATTAGCAAAACCAACAGGTTGTGCGTTTTCAATCCAAGAAAACTCAGCTTCATCAATGGCTGTACGGTTAGCCTTAGTATTAAGCCCTTTAAATTGCTTAACAACTTGGTAAGACTTTTTTTGTTCAGCAGCAGCCATTAGATCATCCCGCTATAAGAACTTGGAATCCTTCTGGTAAATGTGGTATTTAAGACTGAAGTAGCTTGCTTGAGGTACTCTTGTTTAAAAATTTCTGATTCGCCAAAGCTCTGTTCATAAAATTTAGCCAGGTAAGCTGCATAAAACTTAACGCAAGTGCTATACGGATCGTTAATACTATCGGCAACTGTTGGCGTTGCTAAGACAAGCGGATTAGGCAATACCACGCAATCAATCTCTACTTGGTAAATTTGATCTGGTACTGGTCCAATATAGATTTGTCCTTGACCGTACACGCTAAAGGCAAGAGGTCTGCCAATGTAGTTTTGCCAAAAACGCAACCTCACATTAAAGTCTGTCCAAGCTAAATAATCCAATGGCACACGAGTATTACCCCAATACAGGTTTATGTTCACAATATCGAGCACCGAGTTACCAGAACTAGGAGCTAGTGGGGAAGTACCCATTAAATTAGTTAACGCACCGTAATAAATGTTTTCGCAATTACCAACATATTGCAAGGTGGCTGTGCCATCAGCAAACGCAGTTGTGGGCGGGTAGTTGCTGTAATTGTTTGTACCACTAGCAGGATAAGCAGGTGCAGTAGAACTTGAAGTTCCACCTGTAACATATTGATAAATAAAGATATTTGAAAATACAAAAGTGTCAATAGCAACTACCGTATCAGCTACCCATTGTGTTGGATAGTATGGCGTTGCGCTATTAATAGTATTAACTACCTGACAAGGAACTTGGGCAACAATAACTTCCCGTAATGCGCCTGTATCACGAACTATGCGTTCACGAGCAGCATTGATGTAATCAGTTAGCTGTGAATCGGTATAAAAGTTGGCATTAGCATCGTGGAGCAAGTACCTTACTTGAGTAATGTACCCAGACAAGTTTGTGGACATTTAAGCTCCATAAGTCATGCTACCGCCTGAAGGATCTTTCCCCCAGCCTTCTTTGAGGAAGGTAGGGGTACTCTTTCCACCAACGGGGATAACGATTGGTTCTTTTTAGGTGGTTGAGTGGATAACTCCCACTTAGAAAGGCGCTCTAAGCCCTCTTTAAGTTCGTTGGTTGTTTTTACCCACCCAAGCCTAGCCAAATATTTCATCTTGTCCTGTTCTTTGTAACCAAAAATGTGTATTGCAAATTCTTCAGGAATCTCCACCGTTGAACCTGGTTTAAATTCATAAAAAATTCCACCGAAGCCATCTTTTAGGTCTTGGTCTGAATTATTGGTTACAAAGATATTAGACATATTAAAAACTTATTACATCGCCATAAGCTGAAAAACTAACGGTGTTGGTATTGCCTGTAGCAGTTGTGACATTAACAAACAGGCTTGAGCTAGTAGATCCAGATACGGCAGTATTAGCGCTGTACGGAACTGCTATTGCTAAGTCTTGGTAACGACCTGTTGTTGTTAAATTGCTTAGTACCACATTGGCAACAACGGCATTAGAAATATTGCCGTCACTACTTGTGGTAATAGAAATATTAGCAAGCGATACATTACCTGATGGATTATTAGCAACAATTCTACGAATAATGACACTTCCAGAATTAGATACTGCTCCACCATTTGTTAAGCCACCACTTAGTAAAGGCATTTCAACGCCAGTAACCGTTCCATTACCAGCCACATTTAGTAACTGTGCTACAGCAATCGCAACACGAGCATTACCAAAGTTATCTAAAGTAAAAGAACGAACTGCATTTGGATTAGCCATTACTGTTCCCCTTATGTATTAAATGTGCCAGAAACAGGAGAACCACCATTTACAGTCACTAACTGAACTGTTGCATTAGTAGTAGCCAATAGCTGAACATTCGTGCCGTCAGAAATAATCATTCCGCCTGAATTAGTGGGGTACACATTTGAAAATGTAGCCACATTAGAGGTGGAATTGTAATTTGTAACAGTTTGAATGACCACATTAGCTGTACCAATAACTAAATAAGTTCCAGCAGGTACAACATTTCCTGCGGTGGTTGCAGCGATGTTTGCTTGTGCTTGAAAGTACGCACCTGGCGTATTTTCGTATGTACCTGCTATGAGGATTTTGTTTAAACCGAGTGCCATGACTATTCTCCTTAGATAGAAATTGAGTTATAGCCAGAAACTCTGGTCATTGACTTAGGCTTAACGCTCACTAATTCAGCAATCATTAAGACAGCGCCAACATAGCCGATCTGCCAGTTTGGTAGGGTTGATTCAAAACCAGTAAATACAAATGAACCTTGATCGTGAATATACAAGGATAAGTAATTGCTGTTAATGAAATAAACAACACCTTCTGGGCAATACGGATCAGGATAGATCGGAACTCCAGCTACCATCAAAGCTCTAAACGCAGCTTGAGGACCGTTGCTGTCACTATCAAAACCATGTCCTGGGGTAATAACATATTGCTCTTGACCAACATAGTCTTGAGCTAAAAGTGTCCAAGTGCCAAAACCGCAAACACCAAAAGTAGGAACTTCTGCACCGTTTTTGACAGTTCCAGAAATATACTGAAGAATGTTTTGACGAGTTGGGTTAACTGAACCTGCGTTATATACCTTAGACTTCCACCAAGTATTGGCTGTACGACTAATGTTACCGTAGGTAACCATGTTCGTACCGTCATCAATAGCACCTGGCAAGCCAATGAACTGTTGAGTGTTAGTGTAGTTATTGTACAAAGCAGTTGCCATTGCATCCATCATCACATTGGTCGCATCATTCATACGAGCTTCAATGAGAGGGATGATTGCATAATCCTGCTGAACTGCACCTTCCATACCGAGGAACGGTACTGGTGAGATCATTAGTTTAAGGTTAAATTCAGCGTTATACGCACCTTGTTGGACTGACGGCTGGTTAAAAGAACCAGAGTAGTCTGACCATTGGGCGTTAACAAACTGAGCACCTTGAACTGGTACGGTTACTTGGGATACACCACCTGAAGCCTGTTGACTGTTAGCAATCAAAGCAGCCATGAGGGGTGTGCTGTTGTAAATCTGCACGACCAGTTTAGGGATAAACGCTCTACGAGTTACATAAGTAAGTTCGTTATATTGCGATGAACCCGATGCTGGTACTATTCCGCCACCTATCGGCATAATAATTCTCCGTTAAAAATATCCCCTCAACTGCAATTAAATGCCAATCGGTCTGGTGTTCTTACGCAGATCCATTAGCGCTTGTGCTGCTTCATTCCTTGCACCTTGAACTGGGTTTTTACAATACTTAGAAAGGTCAAACTTGCTCATAGCACTAGGGTTATAACCCATACTATTGTTGCCAGCAGGGGTAGCTGCTTGCTTCATCCAATCCCAATACTGTGCTGCCGTTTCGTGATTGGTCATACCCTGCTCTAACATCAATTTTTCAATCTCTGCAATATCCTCGTCAGATTGAGCTAAACCTTTAGACTTCAGTTTAGATCTACGCTTTTCAAGTTCTTGCACAGCATCTTTTTCACGCAGTTTAGCTTCTAATTGCATTACTCGTTCTTCGGCAGCGTTCACCTTTCTTTCGGTGTAATCCTCGATGTCGAGTTCTGGAATAGGAAGATTTGGTCTAACTTTTTTGGTTAAACGCAATACTTCTTTGCGTGTAGAGGGATCTTCAGCCAAGTTTTTCATTAACAAGGCTAATTCATCCCGTTGTTCTAAAGACATATCTTCTAAACTCATAATCTATCCCCTTATTTAGTTAAATAACTTTTTTAGTATCACCAGGCTTAGACATAGACATCATGTTCTTAGAGCCAGCTTTACCTGAAGAATCCAAGCCACCAAACTCTGAATAACGAGGAGTATTGATAACTTGACCATTTTTTTGATTGTTGTCAGTAGGTCTGCGAGGACTTGCTGAACCACGAGGTTTAAAGAGTTCCATAATGTTTCCTTACATTGCGGGGGTTGGAGAAGGCATACCACCAGGCATCTCACCGCCCATTGGGGGAGGTGGCATACCGCCAAGTGACATACCAGGAATTGCTGGCGCTTGCGACATTGCTGCACCACCAGGCGTAGCGCCACCAGCTTGGGGTAATGTTTGAAGCATTTGCATAATTTCTGCGGGTTGCAGTTCATCGGTTTTGGCTTTTTTAGGACCAATAATTCCACTCATACCCCGAATAGCGCTCAATACTTTTTGACCTTCTGGGCTTTCGCTGCCTAGGGCTGGCAAGGATTGTTCTAATAAATCCATTGCCATTGAAATATTTATCATGGCTGCTTCCCGATTACCCATCTTAGGTTCAGGGGTGCTCATTGGAGAAGCCATTGGAGGAGCAGAAGAATCAGACATCTGTGCTCCACTTCCATCAGGAGCTGGCAGACCACCAGGCGTAGCGCCATCCTTTTGACTTTGTATCATCTTCATCAGTTCATCTGAGGGTACGCCCATAATTTTTTCCTATCAAATTACTGCTAATCGTAATCTTAATCTATCGCTTGTCAAGTGGGGAGGATTATTTAGTTTCCCCCTCCCTCTAGGACTTGTTTGGTCACCCAAGCAATCCTTACGGATTACTTACGAGCTTTACGACCTTTTTTGCGACCACGCATGAGATTTCTCCTATAGCGTTTAGCTACTCATTTTAAGGGAGAGCAGCACACCCCTTTTCTCTCGTGTGAAGGAGTGAGAAACTTTATCTGCGTGACTTACGACCACGCTTGGATTTTATACCGTACATAGTAAACTCCTAGTTAAGCTATCCCCTAACTGTCCTACCATAAGTCCTTTGACTTGGACTCCTATCAAAACTCTTTATTCCTGAAACACGATACTCTAAATTAGGCGATCTTTCACCGCTTTTAAGTGAACTTGTGCTCACTCTAGGTTGATCCGCTTTAGGTTGTACATTTTCTTGTGCCATTATCTTTTACCAGATCTAGCTTTACGATATTCGTTTTTAGTAGTTGATTTACCACCAAGGCGATATATCTGTTCGCTTTTGCGATTTGAATCTTGTTTTTCTAATGCTTTTCTTTCAGAAGCAGTAGTTGATTTGCCGCCTGTTTCATAAGTATCTGCCATTTCATAAGTATCTGCCATTTAGCCTACCTCTGGTTCTTGTTTGTTTTTAGGTTCAGGGGATTGCGGAGCTGGTTGACTACCCTGCTCTTTTTCCCTTTTCTTCAGTTTATCTTTAATTAACTGCTTCATTGGTGGTTCTACTAAATCAAGTAAAGATTCCTTATCAATAGCTTGCGCTTTAAATAAATTAAATGCAAGTGCTCTTAAATCTTCTTGAAAAATCGGGCTGTTAGAGTGGGCATCGACTTTAACCACAAAATCTTTAGTAAATTGTTCTGCAATAAAGGGTACACCATCCGTATCTTTAAAATGAGTGTCATCATAGGTTTGCATAAGCTTGAGATAGAGCGTGGCAACCTTTTCTAAGGAATCCTCAACAATGAGAGCACGCTTTTTAGCACGAGATGAACCCAATCTAGCCAACTGGGATGCGTGTCCTTGAGAACGAACCCCAGATTCACCACGACCACTAAGCACATTGCTAATACCAGATACTTCAGCAAACATGGCATCAATTTCATGTAGCACCTCGAATAAATCTCTTGGCATTTCAGGCGCTAGGCGTTCTACCTTCGCATTGGGCATATCAGATGCTAATAACCCACCTGGTCGATTTAAGGCAAAATTCTTTTCATCTAAAATGCCTGTAAAACCAACTAAGCTGGTAGGTGGTGATACTTGCTTGGATAAAAGATCGAGAATTTCGGTCATGCGGGCATTGCGAAGTGATTGCAATAGAATTAACTTTTGACATTCAGATGCTCCCCAATAGTAATCGTATTGCGGGTTAGGGCAAATTTGTACAAACGGCAGCTCACCCTTTAAGAATAAGGATTCGCCAGGTCTGTCATAAATAATGACATCAGGTACAGCAATCGTTACGCATTGGTAATCAGCAGTTTCATCATTCCATACCCACAGCTCTTTCATCTCAATGGTTTCTTCGGCAACCTTGGCTTTGTAACGGTTCATACCGTACATTTCCATATTGACATTACCGTAAATATTGGGATTGGTTTGTGACATCACAATACGATTTATTGCTTCTGGAATATCGGATTCTTGTTCACGATAGCCAGTCGTTACACGAGCAACAAGGTCCTCACGCTTAGGATGAGAATACAAACGGGCATAAAGTTCGCTTTTAGTAATGTAGTAAGTTTGAACAACCGCTTCTTGCCTGTCTGTATAAGGGGTATCTTCTCTAAGCACCCCTAAAGCAGAGGGTTCAATCATGTACGGATAAATACCGTTGTTGTAAACCAATTTAAGAAAGGTGCTGTTGTAAACCAAAGACCAAGTTAAGGCGCTTGAAAATACTTGGTCTGCATTGGAGTTAAGCCACTCATCATTTAATGCTTGTGTCAAAACAGAGGTTTTCTTATGCTCCATCTCAGGAACAGAAGCACCAATGTTAATAGAAAAACGGGTGGTTTCAGCAGAATACAAAAAGCTCGTTAACTGATCTAGATGCGGGTTTATTTTATTAAAGTACGCTGGCGGTTCTTCAGGTCCAGCGCCAAACAAATAGTATGCCCGTTGAGTGGAGTAATCCCCACGCCTTTCTTCTTTTGATACTAGACACTTTTGCATCAAGTCTAGGTAAAAGTATTCTCGCTCAGTATTATTTGACGGGATTCTCATTTTTTGATTTGCAAGTTATCAGGATCTCTCATAGTACCACCAGGCAAAGTTGTAGGTCCTGTTTTAATCCCTGCTTGTCCTGGTGTCAAGCCCACTTGTTCCGCTTCTTTTCCTAATGACGGTCCAACGGGTTGGGCAAACTTGCCAGCAAGAATAGATTGCATATTCATGCCGTTTTGTCCACCACCCCAGATCGCTGCATCGCCTGGTCGAGCTTCTCTTGGACCTGCTTGTGACGGTTGTGGCGCTTGAGGTTTGATTCGATCTTTGTTAAGCCCTTTTTTACGGGTAGCGTACTTTTCGGCATCTGCGTATTCTTTTTCGGTAAACTTGTTTTTACGGGTGAGGTAGTTTTCTTGGTGCTCACCTTCCCTCGTGGTTTTGATGTCCGACATACCAAACTCGATGGCGAGTTGCCTGGTGGATTTATCGGTAAATTTGGTTTTGGCGCTGACCAAGTTAGGAGCTTGCAAAAATACGACCATAACTTCTTCATAGCAACCTTTCATTGGGCATTTAGCCTGTTTTGATTCAAAATACCCATGTACCGCACAATGATAATCATTTATTACTGCCATTTCTATCCCCTTTCAAGCTGCTCGTCAAGTGTTGCTGTTAAATAATCATATTTGGGTTTAATCCCAATTTTCAATGTAATTTTGCCGTTGACAACCTGTAAATTGGTTGTTTTTTGCAATACAGGCGCAGCTTGCTTGCGATATTGCACAAATTTGGTTTTATCTCGGTTTTGCATGATGGCTACCTCGCCATTTACCCATTCTGTATAGGCTTTTGACACTCTGCGCTGAACATACTCAGTTAAGGGTTCAGATTGATACAAAAAGACATCTTTAAGGTGGCTAGTGCTAATACCCGCTAATTGTGCAAACAAATCTATAGATATGCCACGCTCTTTGTCTTGCAAGAAGCGTTTAATCGCTTTTTTAAGGGTTGTTTTGGGTAAAGTAGGCTTCATTGACCATATACTCCAATGCGTTTTAAGTAATCACTCACATTGCGCCCAACGGTAAGCTGTTCTGGGGTAAAGTCATCTTGAGTACGAGAGATATTCTTAGTAATTCTCTGAGCAATTAGTCTAGGTTGCACTTGTTCGGCAAAGGCAGCGCAAGCCAAAGCTGTAGCAATTACCCGATCATCTTTATTGCGCCCTGATGCTTCAATAGATCCGCCATCTCGTACCATTGTTTTCATTTCCTCAATGGTGTCCATGTCGTATATATCCATCATGCCACGCTCAAAAAAGTCTTTCATGTAAGAAAGCATCCTTTCTTTAGTAGCGCTAGTGGTGAGCCAGCCAATCGAATTAGAGTAACCACCAAGGGTATCGTTCCTGCGCCAAATGTAATTTTGCATATTGGCATACACATCCATGAGGTCTTTACCCATAGCACTACCCATTGCAGCAGCCTGGCGCTCGAGATTCTTGAGTTCATTGATAACCGCTTGACCTGGACCATTAACTTCCAAGTTCAATGTGGAATTTTTATACGCACCCGCTAGGTGAGCAATTACCCAAGCAAACTGGTAAGTGTTCATCTCGCTAGTGGCAAAACAAGCAACTTGTTCTAAACCATCGGCATAGACCCGAAAAACCTGAATACAGAAACGATCAGCCCAATCGCTAGAACCATAAGCAGGATCAGCGCCAATACAGTAGTAAGCAGTATCTACAGGTTCTTCCCAAACCTTTAGGCTTGCTAGCCTTTCGGTTGACTTGACCACTTCGGTATCTTGAAAATTAACGCCAAAGCTATAACGGTAATAAGTGCAATCAATCTTTTTAAGAACTTTAACAGCATCAGTACATCTTGCATTAGAAAAGAAACTTGTTCCCGTCATTACAAAAGCGTAGTCCTCAGTAGGCGGAAACTCTTGATACATCAGGCTTTCATCCTTAATACCCTCACTCATCTTCCAGCGCCACCAAGCTAACTGACGGGAATTAACCTCAAAGTTGTACAGTTTTTTAATATCTTTTACCCATTCTTTTTCTTCGCCTGTCATGCGCCCATCCCAGTACACCTTGTAAATTGAAGAATTGGGATCAACCATGTACAACTCATTACGCCACCAACCACAAAAGATGGCTCTTTGCGTTCTAGCCCGTTTAGCGGTCACATACATATCGTGAAACATATTAAAACCACGAGCTGTCGATTCAAAGATATACAGACGGTCTGGATTGGTTTCCGCCAAGGAAGCTAGTAGGGAAGCTAGTCCTTCTTCATCTCCCCAAGAACTGGTTTCTGTACCATGCAGGTAGGTAATCGCCTTACCACGACCAAGTGATCCTTTAGCTCTAAGCCCTGCAACTTGATAAAACAAACGAGATCGGTTCTTGAGAGAAAGCTGATTGCGGTTATGGGCGAGTAGCGGGATACGGTACTCTTTGGGTAAGCCTTCCATATACATTCCGAGGGTTGATCGGAACATTTCTCGGTTTTCTTCTGTGTCTGTTGTAAGTGTTCCCTGCAAGCCTGGGTGTGTGAAGTGCCAATAGAGATCGAGTGCGAGTGAAATAGTGGTGATTCCAAGCTGCCTTCCTTTCAAGATTACAAAGAAATGGACATCTTCCTCTAAGCCTTTAGAGATTTCATCCATCACATAAGTTTGCGTACCCAGTAAGTTGTCCATCTTGCGTAAGCCTTGCTCTTTGGTTTCGATCTTGAGCTGCTTACAAAAGTGGTAAAACTGGTTTAAATTGAATTTACTCATTAATTACCCAGGGTAATACTCCGTTGTGCCGTTTTAGCATTTCTGCGTTGCCCATTTCAAAGAACTCTTTTTGAACTCCGCAGCCACCACCTAGTCTAAAGTTAAAGGTGTGTTTAAGAGTACCCGCAAATTTTGGAAAGGCTTGTTTTGCAAGGGCATAAAAATAACGATCCACCGCAAGATCCTTGTTATTTAAAACTACCGCAATTTTTTTTAAACACTCGGTTTTCATACCCCACATACACCAGTCAACAAAGTGGTGATCTGAACTTGTCCAGACCGCAGATGCTTCGCCCAAAGCTTCGCAATTATCGTAAAACAGAAAATCCCCTTTTAAATCATATACCTTGCGAAAAGAGTAAGCCCAGTCATAGCCTTCTTCAATTCTTGCCATGATGCTACTAACATGGTCAATATCAAACCAATCGTCATCGTTGCAAAAAAAAGTCACATCCTCAGTAACCAGTTGTGGCGCAGCAGCGTACCAGCGTTGCCCAAGCCAACCATCCCCACCAATCTTGGCATCCCAGTAGCACAGCAAAACATCGGGATATAAACGCTTTAACTCGGCAAACTTATTAAAGTCTTGGTCGTACAACAGATAATGAGTAACAGGATAGCTCTGCGCTTTAACACTCGCTATGCAATTCGCCAGCTCTAAAGGGCGCTTGCCGTTAGTAACGGTAATGACGGCTGCGGTTTTCAATAATGTTTCTCCAAGCGTTTTGTTTCAAAGTCAGGCAAATCCCAGTAAGCGACCTTTAACCTAGCCGTATGGTTCTTGGCTAAGTTAATTAACCCGTCATAAGTCATTGGGCTAAAGCGCTCACGCCACTCGGCAGCTAAAGCAATCTTCTGTTTTTTAGTTCGGCAGGACAAAGCCCGCATCATTTCAGTTTTGTAGATCTGCCGTTCTTGATTTAAGCGCTCAATGTCTAGCATCGGCATCTTCTGGACCATCCAAAAGAGATTTAAGGTATTTAATCTCTGCTTGAGCAGCCATTAACAACTTAGAAGATTCGCCATGCACCCGCATCAGCTCATGGAATATGGCATCTTTTTCCATTTGCCAGATCCGCTCCATGTACATCTTCTTAGCCTGGTCATTGGCTTTTTCAATATATTCATCTACTGAGGTTGCTACATTATTCATTCTGTTCTCCATACTCTTACTCCTATTCCTTCTCTGCGAGCAATAAACCGCATACCCGTTAGTTTGCCAACCCGATAATTGTTATTACAGACAATCTGAATACTTGCTTCTGGCACAAGAAAGCTCTCTCCCACATCCATTTGCTTGTAGGGATAAATATTGCGCCTGCGCTCCTCTGGGATCGGAATATTCTTTTCTATTGTTATACTCATATCATTTACTCCTTTCATTAACCTACATCATACTACTCCATGATACACACATACAATGAATATCACCTAGGCGATCAACTCGTTCATCTTCACTAT